TGGGGGCTGTACATGGTCCCTCCCTGGGTGCGGGCGCGGGGCCTGGGATGGCGCGGGAGAGTTCTGGAGCCAGTAGTATCCCATCAGTATCAAGGGGGGAGGGGTAGCGGAAAAACGGGCGGCCTCGCTGGGAACGGCATAGGTTATATTTCCTACATCCCCCCGTAGCGGAAAAAGGGTGGGGCTATCTTTCTAAAATTGCTCCTGAAAATAGTACGAAGCTATAAAAAGGGCGGCGCACAGAGATTAAAACTGTTCCCCCCTGAGAGAGGGGGTAGGGGGAGTATAAGATTCCTTCTCATTCTCATTCTCTTTCTCCTTCTCTTTCTCTTTCTCCCTTTCGGTTTCCCCTCGCTTATGGTTTGCTTCCGGTTTGCTTTCTGTTTGATTTACATTTGATTCTCGTTTGTTCATTCGGTTTTTCGCTTTGTTCCTTCCGCTGTTCGGTGTAGGGCAGACGTGGCAGCGGCGCTGGGGTACAGCAACCCCCGCAAAGCTCTGGATGACCATGTAGACTCGGAAGATAAGCGTCAAGGGGATGGGGTAACGATTCGTGACCCCATCGGCAGAGAGCAACATCCGACTGTCATCAACGAATCCGGCCTGTACTCTTTGGCGCTGTCCTGCGCAACGGGTGTTGCAAAATCTCTCGGATATGCAAAACTGCAGAAAGAGGTTAGAGACCACTGCAAGGGGGCGGTGATTCGCCGACTTCCTTTCCGGGGCAGTTCTTGGCAACGTCATTGACCCATGCCCCGTACTGCTTCGTTTTCAGGTGGTTGCGGTTGGCGAGCATCCCGACCTTGTTTGCGGAGATGCCCAGTTTTTCGCCGATCTCCTGTGCTGAGTAGGTCTTTTCCCCGATATAGGGCAGGGGGAGCAGGTATTCCCCGGTCAGCTCCTTGGTAGCGTGGGCCTGGAGAACCTGTCTGTAAGTACCGTCATACTCCTTCGCCAGACGCTCCAGAAGCTGGGCCTTACGGACGCGGATGCTCTCCATCTGGTAGTCGGTCATAGGCTTAGCTGTGTAGTGGCCCGTCTTGCGGATGCTAGGCAGTACTTCGGAAGTCACCCAGCGCTTGAACTTTTTCGCTCCGGGGAGTTTACTGGATAGCACAAGCGAGTACAGGCCCGATTCGTTGATGACGGTCATTCCGCGTGGCGTTTCAAAACTGTCGTTTTGGCAGTTTTGTTTGTCCTCGTCATCAACATGCTTCTTCAATGCGCCAAAAGTATCGCTGTACCCAAGCGCAAGAGCCACGTCTTTCCCGACCAGCCACGGCTCTCCGTTGATTTCCACGGTGCGGACTTTTCCGAATTCGGGATTGTTGAAAACTTTCAGTTCGTTCATTGTGATACCTCCATAGATTTCTTTTTCATGGTGTTTTTGACACTGCGCTGGCCTTTCAGAAAGCCGTAGTTGAAAGCAAGTACCGTTGCGCTGAACAACCCTTCGCTTTGCGATACAATGGCCTCCAGTTCTCCCGTATCCATGCCATAGCGTCCGGTTTTCACCTTCCCAAGCATGTCAATGAATGCCCGTGGCTCCATCTTCATCTCAGTCACCTCCCTCCCCGTCGTAGATGTTGCCGATGATCTCACAGTAGTATGCCGTCTCCACGCTCCTTCTGCGCCAGTCATGTGCCATCTGGAAAATCGCATTATTTTCGTTCCACTCTACTGTGTATATTGAGTTCTCGTGCGGGTCATAGACGTTGTCCCCCTCAAAAATCCGCTTCCCATTCTTATCTTTCAGGCCGGTGTACTGGCAGACCGTGGAGGGGTCAACCTCAATCGGTACAACATTATCGCCCATTGAAATTTCAAATGTTCGTGCGTTCCTGCGACTGTAAGTCTTATTTTGAAGGATAAATGCCCCACTGTATTCTCCCCAGTACGGGAATCCTTCCACCCATGCACCATCACTCAGCCTCTTGGCTTTGAAAAGGATTTCTCTCATTGGGCACCTCCGATGATCTCGTCAAGGGTGTAAATTTGCCCATTTTTCATGTTTGGAAATAGGTCAGCATGAAGATAGGCTATTGCCCCAATATCCGCGTAAACACAAATAGTACATGGTACTAATTCCAGTTTTTCAGCATTTGGATAAATAAGTTTAATTGCCTTCGCCCTATCCACCTCCTGCTGCGTCCAGCGGGGCTTTCGGATGATGCGGTCTGGGTGGTTGATGGCTAAATAAATGACATCATCAACACATCGTTTATCATCATCAGATACAACATGACCCTTTTCATCCACATGCCAATCTAAGCAGTTCCCGTAAACATTAAACCGCTCTCCCACCTCAACCCCCAGCATCTCGCAAATTCTAGGCTTGTCCATGTTGGCCTCCTTCCTTTTCACCCAATTTTTGCACTCTTCCTGCGGGTCAAAGTCCTTCTCAATTTCACACCCAATGCAGTTAAAACAAGTGCGTGGTTCATCATCCTCCACCACCTCATAGCCCATCAGGCGGGCGGCTTCGTGGGGATTAGCCATTGCGTATTCATGGCATGGTCTTTTTGTCCCCTTGTATTGCTGCACGGGTTCCCGAAGCTCGCAATAGTCGCAATCTTTTTTGCTATCGCAAAACTGCTCTAATGCCTGTTCAATGGTAAGTGCGACTTCGCCCGTCTTACTCCGAAACTTCATGGTCGGCCTCCTTTCGCTGGCCGTAGGAGCAGAAATCATTTTCGTAAGTTCCGCCTTCCATTCTGTGTCGCTCACATTCACCAGCACAGTGATTTTCCCACTGCCTAGTGTATCTTCTCCAATATTTACACTCCCGGCACCTGACCACAGGCACGGCGTCGATGGTGGGGGCATGACAAATCAAATTAAGAAAATTACGGTTACAGTTACGTTCAATGCCAGTTGCCCCTTTATATTGTTTCTCAACTTCGTCATAAATCATGTCAACATCAGCTAATCTCATGCCCGTCCTCCTCGTCCATGCGAGCGCCGCACGTTGGACAGTATGGCATATTCTCAAATGTTAGCGGCTGTGTTCCAGCACAAACAGAGCACCTAACTCTTGAAATGATTCCGCTTGCGGTTGAAACCCTTTCCCATCTTCCGTGCCTCACCTCCGCAACGTCGGCGGCGGGGATACGAGTTATCACATCATTGGCACACTGGCAATACCCCAATGCCCTTATCAGCGCGTTCAGCGCAGTTACCCTCTCGATGTACTCCTTCATTCGCTCCACCTCCGTTCGTGATCGTCCACAATCCGTTGAATGATTTCCAACTCTTCATCTGTCAGCGTCCGGTTCCACGCAATGGAGAAATCGCCCGTACACCGATTCGGGCAGGCCGTACACTCGCAACGGTTGGCGTTGCTGGTATCATTCACCCTGAATGGGCAGCTGTGGTTATAGCAGTCAGTTCTAATCCCTAATTCCCGTTCGACAAATTCAGTGGGATACATCGGCGGTATAGTTTTATTCTCCATCCTGCTCCCTCCGTAGTGCGGCCTCTTCGCGGGTCAGGAAAACAGTTTTTCCGAAATCTTCAGGTATCAAATAACCGTTCCAAATCGGATATGTAATCTCTCCATCTGCGTTAATTTGTACGCCATCAAGACGGCTCACGCTCGGGCAGTCATCACCTATGCGCCACTGATAGATAGTTTGATCTGGCTTTGCAGGCAGCACCATGCACCGCCCCTCATCGTCAGCCTGTTTGAGTGTGCGGAGGCGGTCAATGGAGCCGAGCTCCTTGTAGGCATTAAGCTCATGCAGCGCACAGGCGATTTTTGCCATATCCACGGCAGAGAGGATTTCCTCCGGCTCCAGCCCCGTGCCCTCGTAGGCTGCGAGGCGGTCAACGGCTTCTCCGCTGTATTCGGTGTCGCCAATTTTGAGCCGCCATTTCCCACCGTCAAAGTATGTCAGCCGTTCCATGTCAGTCTTCCCCCCATGCTCTGCCAATCATTTTATCCAGACCATTTGCAGCCTCAATCGCCGCACCCCGTTCCCGCTTCACCTGCTCCAGCTCGGCCTGCACAGCATGGCAAACCGCCTTTTCTTTCTGATACATTTCCCGCAGCTTCTCGTTTTCGGCCTGGAGTGCGGAGAGAGCAGTGGCGGCGTCAAGCGCAACACCTCTTTTCAGGTCCTTCCCTTCAAAATATCTGTTCAGCCGCTCAATCAGCTTCTCAATGTCCATCAGGTGTCCTCCTCTCCCTCCGGCTCATCCAGCGGCTCATAAAACGCGCAATGAGCCATGTTCCCCTCTCCGGCAACGGCACAAATATCTCCATCCAGGTCAAACACCCGGGAGATATTCACATATTTCAGACTGCACCCAAAGCACGGGCTTCCATTCTTTTTCCGCCACTTCCGCAGAGGGCGCTTAGAGCGGTGTTTGCAGATCATAGAGCATATCAGGTCAGCCATAGCAATGCTCCTCTCCCTCCGGCGGGCGGCGGTAGGCAAGCCAGTTCTCGCCGTATCTGTAATCCTTGATATGCTTTGCATAAAACGGATCAAGGATATTCCAATGTGGCGGGGAGCTTTCTTCCCGTAACCCAACATGCCAATACGGTTGTCCTCCCATCTCCCGCAGCTGCTCGATGGTCAGCGGCTCGTTCGGCTGGGTGAGGGTGGGTATAGAGCGCACCTTGTCCAGAAATACCTCCCCGATCTGCACGGTTGCTGGATGGCACGCTTGGTCAATTATCTTTTCGCACCATCTTTTAAGTGCGTCTCCGTCAATCGCCCTTGCCATTTTTCAGCGCCTCCTCAGTCGCAATCATCTCGATTACCGGAACAACTTCAAAGTCTCTGTCCCACGAAGAACAGCCGCTTCTGGCTTGTGCTTCGGAGCGATATGTCTTGACAGAAACATCTTTCACTTCAGTAATCGGGCGGAAACTGAAATGTTTGGAAAGCCCACACCAAACCTCAGTTCGGTTCCTTCGCATAACTACATACCGTCTGCGCTCAATCCGCATCGTTCAGCGCCTCCCCTTTTCCACTCTGTAAATACAGGCACTTTTCCCATCCTCCCGCTTCGTCTGCATACTTACAGGATTCAGCTATACACCGTTTCCCCTGATAGTCAGGGTGTCCACACGCTTTCGGCCAATCAGGGTAAAATACACTGTTTAGCCCAAGAATGGTAGAGAGGTCAGGGCCACAGAACTTCGGCGTAGTCAACCGCTTAAAATGCTCTCGAACTCCTACCGGGATTTCCTCGAATTTTTCAAATTCCTCAACCATCCCAGTATCAGTATGCTTCAATGTGTATGCGGTTTTCGTCCCGTTGGTAAAATATCTGCAATCAATGCTCATTTGTTATTTCCTCCATATTGTTAATTTTCTCCATCACCATCTCCACGGCCTCGTCCGTCAGCGGGCGGGAACAATGCGGGCAAAAACTGATTTTCTGTGGCTTACAGTGCCCTGTTTTCAATTCCCCGTTCAGGATGCTGTATGCCCCAAATTTTTGCACATATCCCTCAGAATCTGGCTTGCAATAAGGACACCCCGGAAACACCTTCTCCACCTGCTCCCGGCTGACGGGGCGGAGGGCGGTGAGGATAGTGTCCAATACAAGCTTGAACGACACAGCCATACCAGCCGCTATAAACGAACCTTGACCCTCGTATTCATCGGTCAGTTCTTTAAGGCTATCATTCAAAATTTTAGCTTTTGCGATTGCTTCTTCCAGCTTCATAGTTGGGCCTCCCTTTCCATCTTCTCCCTGATGGCTGACAGGATGAAATCCCGGTTCAGCACATACAGGTCCGTAATTCCGTGCTCTTTGCACATCTTGATGATTTCGTCCATGATGTAGTTTTTGATATCTTCTTTCCAGAGGACAACCGCCTGTATCGTTGCAGAGGCCACGGTGTTTCCATCCTCGTCTGTTCTGACTTGCAAGGCTGGGCCCCCAATGTCAACATATTCTCCCGGGTTCTTCATTCCAGATCCTCCAGCATCTCCATCTTAGGCTGAAACACAACCACCATTGACGGGAACGGAGCACTGTTTTTCGTTCCTCCAAATTTCAGCCTCCCACGCACAAAACGGATCTCCGCCCGCCCAAGTATGTAGTCGTGAAACCACCTCGTATCTGTTCTCGCTGGGAGAAGCATTACAACGGTATTCCCAGCAGCGCAAGCAAATAGCCCACGCCTTACCCATTGTCCAATATTACGGCCATAGGGAGGATTACACCACACAACGCCCGTCCAGGGCTGGGAGAGTCCGTCCTGCTCCGGGGTGTAGTACCGGGCGCACTTCGCGTTTTCCGACAGGGCGCAGGCGTCCAACGTAAAATGAAACTCGGCGTCCAGTGCGTCAAAAAACTCCTGCGGTGTCTCCCATAAATCCGTTTTGCTCGAAAACATTACATCAGTGTTCATCCAGCATCTCCATTTCCTCCGCGCTCAGAATCGGCGCGCGGGTGTTCCAGGCGAGGCGGGCTTCGTGTTCCGTCTTATACCATCCGCTGTTCGTAAAACATTTCATGCAGATCACATTTCTGCGGACATTTGGCTGATAGTAACGTTCGTTCCGCACCCTTGCCTGTCCTCTGCACATAGGGCACGGCAACAGCACCCCCGCATCCGTCAGCCGCTTCGCTGCCTCCCGGTCGCCCAGCAGGGCGCGTCTTTCGTCTGTCAAAACCATCTGTAATTTAACTCCTTGTCCAGCATGTCCCATCGAAAAATCTTATCGTCCGGATAGATCAGGCCCTCGTCCTCCATCTGGAAGCGCCGGTCAAAGTCGTGTACGGTGTGGCCGGGTATGTATTCACCGTCCTCAAAAATCGTTTCTTCCTCTCCATCAGAATTGATGATCGTTTTTTGCTTCGTCTCTCTGTGTCCAGGCCTAAATGTTACAGGGCTGTCACTGTCCCATTTGAGCATCAGCGCCCACAGTTCCGGGTAATTCCTGCGGAGTAGCCGAAGCTGCCCCACGCTCTGATTATGGCAGAACCAGCAGCCTCCCCTCGTGGCTGTTGTGTAGATTGGAGACAGTAGGCCTTGGCCCTCGCACCAGCGGCGGCAATCAGCTTCCGTCCAGCCCGCCTCTACAAGAGGACTTCTCTTTTTGTCAGATAGGCTGTGAAAGCGGTTCGGCTCGTCGACGGCGATGCCCAAGTATATGATATTGCCCTTTGTCTCGACCTTATCTAGCCCCGGCATTTTCACGTCGCTGTTACAGTAAGGCCCACTAGGGAACGGCCATCCGTAGATTTCTCCCGGCCGCTTGTTCCCTCCCAATACCCGGTAAAATGCTTGCTCGTATGTAAGCCGCCCTCGGACATGCTCCACCTCAATCCCCCACCGCTCCTGGATAATCCGGTCTGCGTGGTCCTTAAACTCCACCATCGGCGGAAGGTCGGCGTGGATAGTGTCTGTGGCCCAAACCTCTGCATGGACGATGCGGTCAAGGGGCCAGCTCAGCTGTTCGATGGCCCCTAAACATGCGAGACTATCTTTTCCGTAAGACAGGGATAAAATATATTCCATAGGCGTTCCTCCACGTCTGGAGGTGGCCGGCCTTTAAAACGTTGCCTCCTATGGTTTTATTTAAAATTTGGGCAGCTCTCGATGGCGTATGTAGTCACCCATGTTTTCCGCCCGCCCCGGTTTCTCCCAACAACAAACGTCCGTTTCTTGGCCGTCCAGCCCGGTACTGGCTTTTCCTCACGCAGCCAGGGACACTGGCTGATCGGGCAGCAATCCATGCAGGGGTTGGCCGAATACCGCCGGATGGGGACTAGATATTGTTCAAGTTCGCTCACGTCCTGCCTCCCATTCCCGGTACAGGGAAAACCAGTCCTCCGCCCGCATCGTTACCAGCCATTCGCAGCGGCTCCGCCGGTGGGCTACAATGGGATATTCCCAAGGAGGCGCATCGTGCTTTGCCTGGGCCATGGCTGCCTCCAAATCCAGCCGCTCCACACGCTTGACTTCCTGATGGATGCCGGGCAGCCCTACAACGTCAGAGGCGTCCCCGGTGTTCCCGCAATACTGAGCCGTGCGGCGGCAGTCATAGCCCTGCCCACGGCAATAGCTGGCCCATTCCAGCTCTCCGCGCTTGCCTTTTTGTTTGCTGTTCATGGTTCCTCCTTGTGGTGATACATTTCCCGGATGTACTTCCACGTCTCGTCGTTCATGCTTTGGGCAGTAGGCTTTTCCTTCCCGCCCGATTTCTTCAGGCGGTCAAAGATGATGCCTCTCCAGTTGCAGGCCATACAGTACCGGATCAGCTCGGCAACGGCCGTTTCTCCGTATCGGGCTGCATTGTTTCTGATTTCAGAGACCAGGGACTGCAAACCGGTTTGCCTATACGGCTCCC